TTTGGCTCTGCGATTAAAGAAAATAAATAAAAATTAATTAAATCAAATCAAATGAAAAAAGTAAATTCAATTACAAAAGACCAATTAACGAAAATTCAAGAGCATCAAAAACAATTATCCGATTTATTAAAAGACATTGGATTTGTTGAAGTGCAGAAGCATGCTTTATTACATAAGCAAGCTGGCTTAAATCAAGAAATAGAAGATTTTAAAGCCGAACTTGAAAAAGAATATGGAGCCATAACTATTGATATAGAAACTGGTTCTTACACTGAAATAGTTAAAGAAGAAGAATAATGTCTTCCGTTATAAGAAAAATAAGTATAGGTTCTGACTACAAGAACGACGCGATGCACTATGCTGTAGGACAAAGCGTTTACGGCGGTCATGAAATAGCCTATATATTATTCGACGAAGAAGATAGCTCTTATAACATTCACATAAAGAAAAACAGCGAGGTAATGCCATGGAAGAAATTTAATTCTAACATGGCAATATCCGTTGAATACGATCTCGAGTACTAATGAGAAGTATTTACGACTTCATTGTGAAGCCAGTTGGTAAGCGCTATGACAACGAAAAAAAAGTTGGAGATAAAACCTTAATTACAAACTCATCGATAGAGAGTTTCAAGTCTGTGAATAACTATGCTGAAGTTGTAGCAACACCTTTAGCTTATGAAACAGGTATAAACGTTGGTGATATTGTTTTAATACATCACAACGTGTTTAGAAGGTTTTATGATATGAAAGGCAATCAAAAAGATAGTAGGTCAATGTTTATTGATGGATTATATTTTGTTGCGCCAGATCAAATATATTTATATGGACAACCTAAAAAATGGAAAACTTTTAATGATAGATGTTTTGTTGTTCCAATTAAAAATAAAGACAGCTTCTCTCTTGAAAAAGAGCAAAAGCTTATTGGTATACTTAAATACGGTAATAGTTCCTTACAAGCGCTAGAAATCAATCCTGGAGACCTTGTTGGTTATACCCCAGGCGGAGAATTTGAGTTTGTGGTTGATGAAAAGAAATTGTACTGTATGAAATCTAATGATATTGTAATTAAATATGAATACCAAGGAAACGAAGAAGAAAATAATCCTAGCTGGGCAAAAAGCAGTTGAGGAGTTAATAAAAGTAGCTAGAGAAAAAATAGTTGATTCAGATGATGATATATCTGCTGATAGACTTAAAAACGCTGCAGCTACTAAAAAATTAGCGATATTTGATGCTTTTGAAATACTTTCACGTATTGAACAAGAAGAACAAATGTTAAATGATGAATCAGCAGATTCACCACAAAAAAATTTCAGAGGTTTCGCTGAAGGTAGATCTAAGTAATGTACGAACAAACGTTATATAAGATATTACCTGATCATATCAAGTCTAAAACTATAAAAACCCAAAATAGATATAAAAAGTGGGAGTATGGTTATAACAAAGAACATGATGTAGTTGTTATAAGTAAGACTGGTAAAATTGGAGAAATATACGAAATACAAGGATTAAAAATAGCATTACCTTTTATAGAGAATGCTTATTCAAGATCAGAAAACAAACTAGATCAGTATTGGGAAGCTCATGACATTCCAAAAGAATTGTCAAAGATTAAAACAATATTTGAGTGGGACACTTACCCTGATCACTTTAAAAACAAATGGTATGAGTATATCGATCAAGAGTTTGAATATAGGGAAAAAGGTTTTTCGTTTTACAACAAAGGTGTTCCTACTTACATTACTGGTAATCACTACATGTACTTGCAGTGGACCAAGATTGATGTTGGGAGAGCAGATTTTAGGGAAGCAAACAGATTATTCTTTATATTCTGGGAAGCTTGCCAAGCAGATAACAGATGTTTCGGAATGTGCTACCTTAAGAATAGGAGGTCCGGTTTTAGCTTCATGGCCAGCGGAACAGCAGTTAATATGGCAACAATATCTTCTGATGCGAGATTCGGGATCTTATCTAAATCAGGAGCAGATGCTAAAAAAATGTTTACAGATAAGGTGGTACCTATATCAATCAACTATCCTTTCTTCTTCAAACCAATTCAGGACGGAATGGATAGGCCGAAAACCGAGCTCGCCTACCGCGTACCCGCGTCCAAAATTACCAGAAAGTCCGTCGATAAGGTTTCCACAGCCAAAAACGATTTACAAGGGCTTGACACCACGATCGACTGGAAAAACACAGGAGACAACTCGTATGACGGTGAAAAACTAAAATTATTAGTTCATGATGAAAGTGGTAAATGGGAGAGACCAGATAATATATTAAATAACTGGAGGGTAACAAAAACAACATTAAGGTTAGGTAGTAGGATTATAGGTAAATGTATGATGGGATCCACTTCTAATGCTTTAGCTAAAGGTGGAGAGAATTTTAAAAAATTATATTATGACTCCGATGTTACCAAGAGAAACCGCAATGGACAGACTAGTTCAGGATTATATTCTCTGTTCATACCTATGGAATGGAACTACGAAGGATTCATTGATACTTATGGAATACCTGTATTCGATACTCCAGAAAAACCAGTTAAAGCTGCCGACGGCTCGTTAATAGAGTATAGTGTAATAGAACATTGGCAAAATGAAGTCGATGGTTTAAAGAACGATCAAGACGGATTAAATGAAATGTATAGACAATTCCCAAGAACAGAGCAACACGCTTTTAGGGATGAGGCGAAAGAATCATTATTTAATTTAACTAAAATATACCAGCAGATTGATTATAATGAAGATTTAAGAAACACATCTGTTGTAACTACGGGAAGTTTTGCTTGGGAGAACGGTATGCCTGATACTAGGGTTGTTTTTAACCCTAATAAAGACGGTAGGTTTAAAATAACTTGGGTTCCACCTAAAGATCTGCAAAACCGAGTAATAATAAAGAATGGCACTAAATATCCTGGAAACGAGCACTGTGGTGCTTTTGGATGTGATAGTTATGATATATCTGGTACAGTTGATCAAAGAGGTTCTAATGGATCTTTACACGGGTTAACTAAGTTTTCTATGGAAGACGTACCGCCTAACCATTTTTTCTTAGAATATATAGCTAGACCACAAACTGCTGAGATATTTTTTGAAGATGTTTTAATGGCTTGTATATTTTACGGTATGCCAATACTTGCAGAGAATAACAAACCTAGACTTTTATACCATTTTAAAAGAAGAGGTTATAGAGGTTTTTCAATGAATAGACCAGATAAAGTTTGGAATAAACTATCTGTTACTGAAAGAGAAATAGGTGGAATACCTAACTCTAGCGAAGATATAAAACAAGCTCATGCTGCGGCAATTGAAACTTATGTAGAACAACATATTGGTCTTTTAGATACTGGATATGGAGATATGTATTTTCAAAGAACACTAGAAGACTGGGCTAGATTTAACATAAATAACAGAACAAGTCACGATGCGTCTATTAGCTCTGGACTTGCTTTAATGGCTTGCAATAAACACAGATATGTTCCTGTAAATAGAATAGAAAGACAACCTGTTAATCTAGGTATTAAAAGATACAATAATGATGGTAGTACCTCAAAAATTATACTATAAATGAATATATACACAAATACCAATAGTTCTTTTCCAAGCCAAGTGGTTAGTGATGCTGAAAAGGCGTCGTTAGAGTATGGTATTCAAGTGGCTAGAGCCATTGAACAAGAGTGGTTTGACCAAGGAAGAACTAATGCTAATAGGTATCAAACAAACTATAATAACTTTCATCAGTTAAGGTTATACGCTAGAGGTGAGCAATCTATACAAAAATACAAAGATGAGTTAGCTATTAATGGTGACTTGTCTTATCTTAATTTAGATTGGAAACCAGTACCTGTTATATCTAAGTTTGTGGATATAGTAGTTAATGGTATGTCGCAAAAAACTTACGATGTAAAGGCATTTTCACAAGATCCTGAGTCTTTAAAGAAAAGAACTAATTATGCTTTAGGTATAATGAGAGATATGGCTTCTAGGGATTTAATAAATAAAGCAAATCAATTATTTGGAGAAGATTTTTCAAACTCATCTATACCTACAGAGGAACTACCCGAAACAAGAGATGAACTAGAATTACACATGCAGCTTAGTTATAAGCAATCTGTTGAAATTGCGGAAGAGGAAGCTATAAACAATGTCTTAGCTGCAAATAAATATGATTTAACAAGAAGGAGATTAAACTATGATTTAACTGTACTAGGAATAGCAGCGGTTAAAACATCTTTTAATAAATCAAATGGTATTGTTGTTGATTATGTTGATCCAGCTTATATGGTTTATTCTTACACTGAAGATCCTAATTTTGAAGATATATACTATGTAGGTGAAGTTAAATCAATAACCATCGCTGAATTAAAAAAAGAATTTCCTTATATATCTGAAGAAGAATTAAAAAATATTCAAAACATGCCTGGCAATAACCAGTACATAACTGGTTGGGGTAATTATGATGAAAACACTGTTCAGGTGTTGTATTTTGAATATAAAACATACTCTAATCAAGTATTTAAAATAAAACAAACTGATATTGGTCTTGAAAAAGTTATAGTCAAAGACGATAGTTTTAATCCACCAGTTAGCGATAACTTTGAAAAAGTATCTAGAACAATAGAAGTATTATACTCTGGCGCTAAGGTTTTAGGAAATAATACAATGCTAGAGTGGAAGTTAGCGGAAAACATGACTAGGCCTTATGCTGATACTACTAAAGTAGAAATGAGTTATGCTATTACTGCTCCTAGAATGTATAAGGGCAGAATTGAATCTATAGTTAGTAAAGTAACAGGCTTTGCTGACATGATTCAATTAACGCATTTAAAGCTACAACAAGTAATGTCTAGAATAGTACCAGACGGTGTATTCTTAGACATGGATGGTTTGGCTGAAGTTGATCTTGGTAACGGTACAACATATAATGCAGCCGAAGCGTTAAACATGTATTTTCAAACTGGTAGTGTAGTTGGTAGATCACTTACTCAAGATGGTGAATTAAACAGAGGTAAAGTACCAGTTCAAGAATTATCTTCTTCATCTGGTCAAGGAAAAATAGCTTCATTAATAAACACTTACAACTATTATCTACAGATGATA